TTTCTATATTTTTAAATAATTCATCAGAAGATACCGAAGCTGGATCATTTTGAGTTGGCACATACTTATGAGTATGCATAAAATATCCATATGATAGCTGTACTGATTTATCCGATTCAGGAAAATCTAAATATCCAATTGCTTTATTTTTTACTACGGTAATTCTCATCCAATCTTGAGGAATTGTTGCGAAAAAACTATGTGGAGTTGTTAAATTTTTAGTTCTGAGTCTAATAATATAATCTAAAATATCCAATTCTTTACCATTAAAGAAACGTTCATCAAAATAACCATTATTTTTTACAATACCACTAGCTAAAAATAAAAAATCACTATTTAATTTTGAAGAAACGTTTAATTCTAAATTAGAATCATCTTCTATGGTTAATGCTTTATTTTCAAATCCAGTTAAAAACCAAGTGCCGAATGTTTCTGCTAATTTTATAGTATCATTCCATAAATTTTCATTTTTAATAGTTTGATTTGAATGTATTATAAAGAAATATTTAAGATTTTTAATTCTAAATTGTGATATTATGTGATTTCTTAATGTAGCTAAGGGTGTTTGTGTTGTATACGTTCTATGATTTTTGAGAATAGAACTATTTTTTGTTAATGAAGCAACTATTATGTTTTCTTGTGGTATATTTTTTATACTATTTAAACATTCGTTTAAATTATCTTGATCATATAAATCAAGAATTCCTATTCCTATTTCCATATTCATGTTAATTTATTATAAAGGTCTTTTATATATTCTGCAACTTCTTTTTTATGTTCCATATCTAAAGTTTCTATAAAATCTTCTATCGATTTTAGAATGTTTGACGAGTTGTAATCGTTATTATCAGATGATAATGATATTTCAGCATCATTATCATCATAATCTATTCTTAATGAATGTGGATTTAACGTATTGATCTTATCTTTTAATGAAATAATCTCTTCTGGTGTTGTTTTTTCATCAATAACTAAACTTAATATGTTATTTTTACTTAATTCTATTAAATCTTTGGTTTTAATTTGATTATTTTTTAATTTTTTAATAGATATTTTAAAAAATTGAGGTGAAATGTCATTTTTAATGAATTCGAACGTGTTTTCTTCTAAATTAAACTCATATATACCTCTTTCATCTAAAGAATCGCCGAAATTTTGTTGATATGGGCTACCTACATATAAAATTTGACCATTTGAGTATGTTCTATGGTCTTTTTTATGAAAATGACCGGATATGACGTATGGAGACTTCTTTAAAAGATCACCAGACTTCATTCCGTGCTCGCATACTTTATATGAATTCATGTAAAATGATGATATTTCAAAGTGACCGATGCAAATATCAGTTTCTGGTATTTTATCAAACGAAACGCCCCATGGGATCATTGATATTTTTTTATTTTTATATGTTAATATTATGGGTTCATTATCAATGATTTTAATATTATTCCACCCATCTAAAATAGATATTGAGTTAACTATGCTATTATTTTTAAAATAACAACAATGATTTCCGGTCGAAATAAATATCTCGAAGTTTTTAAAATAATCAAAAAATTTTTTAGCAACCGATAACGTATTAACATTTATTTCATTTCTATTATGAAATATATCACCCGGTATCAATATTTGATTGATATCTCTTTCAGAGTAAACTCGACTAGCCCATTTTGCAAAATTTAAAGCAGTATTATGCCAAAGTTCATCGTCTTGATATAGTCCAAGGTGAATATCCGAAAATATTCCTATTTTTCTGTCTAACTTCATTAGTAATAATGTAACATATTTTTTAAAAAAATCAATTGAATCATGATTGTTAGTATAAATATTATTATATGGAAATAATACCAAAAATAAATCAAGGATTTGTTTATATGCATACTAATATAAATAAAAATCATAAAAATTATAATAAAAAATATATAGGTTATAAATCATTTTTTAAATACAACGGAAAAGAATCAAATTGGAAAACGTACATTGGTTCTAAAAATGTAGAATTATTAAAAGATTTTAAAGAAATGGGGTGGAATGGATTTAAAAGAGATTATCTTTTTATAGGAAAATTAAAAGATGTTAGAGAGAAGGAAGTATATTATCACAATTTGTATAATATAAATCTTAATAATGAATTTTACAATAAAGCTAAACAAACAAATTTTAAGTTTTCTACTAGCGGTAAAAAAATGTCAAATGATGAAAAAATTAAAAGAAGTAATAAAATGATGGGATATAGACATATTTTTAATAAAAAAACTATGGAATCGAAAATGGTTCCTCCTAATTTTAAAATAAATTTTAACGAATGGCAATATGGTAGACCATCAAATACCTCAAGGATATGGATTCATAACATGATAACCAAAGAAGAAAAATATATTTTAAATGTTTTATTAAAAAATTTTGATAAGAATTTATGGAAAATTGGTAGGAATGAAAAAATGAAAGAAATTACTAAAAAAAATTTATTTTTTGGATGTAGGAAAAAAAAATCAATAAACGCTAAAAGAAATATGAGTATTTCAAATATTAAAAATAAAAAATTTAAAGTTTTAAATATAAAAACAAAACAAGAATTTTGTTTTTATAGTTTAACTAATTGTAAAAATGAATTAAATATGTCTATACATTTTGTTAATAAAATATATAACGGAAAAATTATAAATGATTATGTAAGAATTATGTAAAAATGCCTATTTTTTTATTTTTAATGTTATACATCAATTAAAATTTTTATTTGAAGTAGAATTTTTATTTTTAACTATATTGTTGTAATTACAAGAAAGCAGAGTTAACTCTTCTCTATATTTCTCATGAGTTTCATGTATATGTTTTTCCTTTTTAATTCTATTTCTAAATGCATTAAATGCAATTCTAGTAAAATACGAGAATGGATTCGTTCCTTTTTCTCTATTATATTTTTGTGCTATTAATGCTTTCATCATTCGAATGATTCCATCTCCTGCCATTTCTTCTCGATATGAATAGTTTATAAAGTTACTAGCAAAACTTAATTTATTTGATATTTTACTAATCATTTGTGCTAAATTATCTGTTATATGTCCACTATCATAATAATTCATTATCTCCTCGTCAAACTCTTTTGGGTCTACGTAGAATTTCTTCTTATCTAAAGATTTTTTTTGTTTTTTATCTAATATTTCTTCTACTTCTGGGGTATCCTCTTCGTCAATATCATCGATATCAACATCCGCTTCGTAAGATTCGATTGGTAATAACCCTAAACGTGAATATTGTTCGGTTTCATCATCATCTAAATCTAGATTTTCAATTTCTGATAATTGATCGTCTTCGATTAATTCTTCAAATCCGTAATTATCATCCGCTTTATATTTCTTTTTTCTCATAATTGTATTTTTCTATCATATATAATTCTTCTCGTTCGATTAAATGTTTTTTACCATAAAATGTATTGTCTGCTATATCAAATATAAACGCCATATTTTTAGTTGGATGTAAACGCAATGCTCGACCAATCGATTGCATGATTTTTATCTTTGCTTTCCCCGCAGTTGCAAAAATTATATTATGTAGATTAGGTATATTGATACCCGTACTAAAAATTTTTGAAATCGCCACTACGATAACATCATTTCTTTCCTCCATTAAAGCTCTTATTTTTTCTCTTTCTTCGATTTCAGTAGATCCTCTAATAAAATAACATGGTCTTTGGGTTGTTTTTTGAAGTTCATCAAAAATATTAACACCATGATCTATTCTATCTACCATTATAATTGTATTGTTACTTAATTTCTTAGATAAATTACATATAATTTCATTTCTTCTGACATTATTCATTAGAAATTCTAATTCGTTTTCGTATGCTTCGGTTGGTTTATCTCTATTGATTTTAATTTTAGGAATATTTCTGTGATTTACCTTTAATATAAAAATTTTAAAATTTGAAATGTAGTTTTTTTGTTTTAAATCGTCTGTTTTTTCCTCATATACAATCGGTCCAAATTTTCCAATAATATTCCAACAATCCAATTTGCATGTAGGCATTGTTCCCGTAAACCCAAATCTATAATTCGTTGTTAAAAAATTAAAAATGTTATTTATTTGGTTATCTTTTTTATTCCCATGACACTCATCTCCTAAAAATATTTTAACATCCGCTAAAAATGATAAATCCGTTTTTTCTGATAATAATATCTGCGAACCAGCAATAATAGTGGTCGCATCTGGGTCTGGTTTATTGTTTCCCGACCATTTAGTGACTTTACCCATACCGTATGATTTAAAGTCTTCTGCGGTCTGTTCTACGAGTTGTATTGATGGTACTATAACAAGCGATTTTGCGTCATTATCTTTAATATTTTTTCTCATACTCTCTATTATAGAACACATGATGAGTGTTTTACCCCCCGCTGTAGGTATTACGACTACTCCTCTACCTTGTTTAATTGCTTTATATATAGATTTCTGTTGATGTTCTCTATATGATAAATTATACATCTTAATATATGGCGTTTCAAATCCAATATCGAAACACTTTGATAAATCCGAATCTATATTGAATTCTATTTGATTCAACCAAAGGAATTGTTTTATCTCATACAAAAGTCCTATGTCAAACTTTCCAGATGGAGTTATCGCATATTTCCTTTGGGGTGCGAATCTTTTATTTCTAGAAAAAGATTTGAATGGAATTGAAAAATTTTCACGTATTAATGAAAATATATTCTGATTAGATGTTAAAATCTGAGCTTGTTTTTTATTCTTCGATAATTCTAAAGTTATCATATTATGATAATTCTAACGCTAATAATTTAGAAGCATTACCTATGTCAAACGTCATAGAACTGAATATTTTTTCAATTTTTTCTAAATATTCAATCAATAAATCACATTCTTCTATAGTTAAAGAAATTTCCGAAATAGTTTTAGTAGAATCTACTTTTTCTTTTATAGCAACCTTCGGAACACCTTTTGGAAGTCCCGTTTCTTCAAATTTTCTAAGAACATCTTCTCTTAATGATTTTTTCTTTTTTTCTAATTCGTTTTTTTGTCTCTTAGTTAAAATTAACCGCGAAACCCACTTATGTTTTAATGCTGGAAGCATTAGTTGTTTATCGAGAATGTTTATTTGATCTAATTTTAGATCCTCTAACAATTCTTCATTATATTTTGATAAAATATCCATAAGTATTAAGGTAGGATAATAATAGCATATGTTTAATAATTTTCAACTGTTAGTGGATAATTTACTGGAAAATATGAATTCTGTAGGTGATGTTTTCATGTCAGGAAATCAAGCTACGGGTAATGTTGTAACGGATCCTAACGTTAAGGTTGCAATGTCTATTGTTGGTGGAACTAATATTAAACGAAAGAAAAAGAAAAAGAACAGTAAAAGAAAATTTCCTACATTTAGAAGAACATTAGACACCTCCCTTTAATGGATACTGGACATTGGATATTGGAAGAAAATGTTAATATAGAACAAAAGTCTTTTGGTTTTATATATTGTATTGAAAATAATATAAATAAAAAAAAATATTTAGGAAAAAAACAACTGAATTTTAAATTAAGGAGAAAACCACTAAAAGGTAAAAAACGAGTTAGAATAGATTTTAAAGAATCAGACTGGAAATCTTATACCGGATCATCTAATGATTTAAATTCCGATATTATAAAGTATGGAATTGAAAATTTCACATTTAAAATATTAAAAATATGTAATTCTAAATGGGAATTGTCATATTATGAATGTAAATTTCAAATAGATTTCAATGTTTTATTACGAGATGATTATTATAATGGAACAATTCAATTACGTATTGGAAGACCACCCAAGGGATTAAAAATTGTTGATAATTAATATATTTTTCATATAATGTATGTATGAACATACATGATAGAATATATTTTTCTTACTATATAAAAGAGAATATTATCATTTTTGATGTATTTGAATATATAGAACAGTTGGGTGCTGATAATATTGATTTTATGTATGAGTGGAATCTATTTAAAAATAATAAAGTAGTTTTTAAATCTCAAACTATAAAACAATTTTTAGAAAATAAAATTAAAAATGATATTCAAAAAATTATAAATCATTCTACTAAAATAAATTGTAGGATTCTATGTTTTTTTACTATGAAAGATAGTTTTACTGAATGGGCTTCATATTTTGATGATCCACATAAGTTTATCAAATTATGTAAAACAATTTGTAAGAAAAATTTACCAAATTTCATTGAAAATAAAGAAATTTTAGTTTCATTTCAAAATAAAAAAGGTACATTTTGTGAAATTCCTTGCTTGATACCGTCAGGTGAAGATGAGGACTTATTACATCATTTAATAAAAAAGATAAAATAAACACTTGACATTGAATTTTTTTTTTGTAAGATAATAATGTCAGTGTTTAAGTTCTATAGTTCATTTTAGTAAAAATAAAATACTTAAGTTATTATAGTATAATACTACTATTATAATATATTATAATTTATTGGAACTTTTTTTTTAATTCTGCGAGTTCCTTTATAGCATCTTCGAAAGAAACTGTTCTTACGCTATCTCGTTTTTGAACTACAATAACATCATCTTTAGTTAGTTCTCTTAATTGATCAAAAACATTCCTTTCGATATCCGAGAAAATAGGATCTCTTTCTCGGTGTATCATTTGAGTGTTAAATCCACTAAACATAATTTAAATGCAATTATCAACTAACGATGCTTCATCATCTCGTCTACGTAATAATCCATCAACATTTTTACCAACCCAGATTCTTTTCATCTTCCGAAATTCGTTTGCAATGTCTTTATATTTCTTTTTCGGTACTAAATTTTTAATGTTTCTCATCTCTAATCTCCTCTCTCCCGTTAAACTGGTGCCTCTATTGAAAACTAGTGATACTATAGCACCATAGGCATCATCACATAAGTTTTCTAAACCCGGAAAAGTTTTTTCAGCTAACTTTGAAAATTTATTCCATGTTAAATTATTAAAAATTGAAAGAGCATCATTCCAACTAACCTTTATATGAGCTGATTTTAAAATTTTAGTATATTCTTTACCCTTTAAACCCGTTTTCCCAGATGATTTTTGTATTAATTTGATTTGTTTATCATCTAAAAATGAAAAAATGTCAGCTAATTCGTCTTGAGTGTAATAGGCACAATCAATTCCTATAGCAATAGTGGGTCCGCTTGCCTCACCCGGCCAAGTAAAACCAGATAAAAATTTTTCATAATATTTTTGTCCACCCCCAACCTCATGTTTTAGTAATAAATCAAGAGTATTAGGCGATGGTTGTCGTATAGTCGTCTTCTTTAGCATTGTTAGTTAGTTTTTCTATTATTTCTTCTTTAATTGTTTCAGATTTTAAATCTACGGTGGTTGATGAGTTGTGTTTCCAATCAACCATACCCTGTATACCGACTAAAGTTCCGGCGATTGTTGCTATAGCAACAATCATATCTTTATACATGCTCACCAAAGCGGACACATGAGGATCCGCTTTAAATAAAAACAAACAAGCTAAAGATGAGAAATACATGAATGCTATTACAAAAATAGCAACCATAGTCATTGCAAATTTTTTAGATGACATATGATTAATATCTTGTAAATCTTTTTTGTGTTTGTCTGATGTATTTTTAGGCGGTATACCACTATGCATGAACCACGTAGCTTCTTTAGCTATTGTTAATAGTTTGCTTATCATATAAATATTTATCTTTTTTTTTAAAAAGATATTTAAATTTGGATAAAAAAGATAAATAGTCATAAATGAATAGTAAATTCTTAACAATATGTGAACAGATACGGAAAACATTAAATGAAGCCGATAACGGAACAGTTAATCCAATAGTTGGAGGTGGAAATAATACTATGATGGGTCAAACGAATGACAATCCAGATGTTCAACCCGCCGAAGAAATGAAAGTATCGGATGAATTGGAAACTAAAACGCAATTAATACCTAACGAGCAAATAATATCAGTAGCGGAATCTCTTAAAAGGTTTTTACAAAACGATAAACTTCAAAAATTTCTAGTTAACGAAAAAATTTTAGATGATTTGGATATTAATAAAATTTCAATGATGCCTAATATAGTTTCTGATAAAAATGCATTTGAAGTATTTTCACAATTAAATACTATCTTTAATATCGATAAAAACTCTGAGATTAAACCCGAATTAGTACCAAATTCTGATTTAACATAATAAAAAATTGATTTTTATAAAAATATATATATAATATTTTTATATGATTGATAAAAAATATATTTTAAATTGTAATAAAGATGAAATTAGATTAATAATAGAATCTTTATTATACTCATCAAGCGTTGATGTCATGGGACAATTTGATATTGATTACTGTAAAAAGTTTTTAACGCTCGCCGAAAAAATTAGAACCTTAAATACTGATGTGTTATTAGAAAATTTAGAACTATTAAAAATGGACAATAGCAAGTTTGAAGATGAACATTCAAATCAAATTGTAAGTTTATTCCCTGAAATAGTTATAGAAAACCTTGACGTATGAAAATAGCAGTAATAGGAACTCAATGTATAGGTAAATCAACGTATGTTAATGACTTTTTACAAAAATGGTCGATGTATAAAAGGCCGGAGAAATCATATCGTGATTTAATCAAAGAAAAAAACTTAACTTTAAACGAAAACGGAACAGAAGCATCTCAAAAGATCATTCTGGATTATTTAGTTGATCAAGCTATTGAATGTTCTAATGATGAGTTTGTAATATTAGATCGTTGTGTACTAGATAATCTTGCATATACAGCTTGGCTCAATATGGATGGGAAAGTATCAGATGAATTCTTCGAACAATCGAGAATAATAGTTAAAGAAACATTGAAACTATATGATGTTTTATTTTTTCTTCCTCTTACAAAATTTTCAAAGATTGAAATTCAAGATGATGGAGTGCGAAGTATAGATGAGGCATATAGACAAGAAATCGACTATTTATTTAAAGTATTTCAAATATCTTATAATAAAGCGGACGGTAGAGTATTCCCAGCTGACGACTGCCCCGCATTAATTGAAATATATGGCAACCCACAGGAACGCATGACGATGACGGAGATGTATATCTTACCGGATGGAACCTCATACGGAGAGGATAAAAGTTTAATGTCTGATATCGTTCAAGTCACGCCAAAAATACATTTACCGGAAAATATTACTTGACGTTTACATATAGAATTATTATTCTATATTAGTTATGGCGAAGATACCTTCTCAATATGTTTTAAATAAATTTTTATCATATTCACTCGAACCAACTCATAGGAAAAGTGATAATACATATAATGCCGGATGTCCCATATGTAGAGAAGGTAGAAGTCTAGGTAAGAAAAAAAGATTATTTTTCTATCCAGAATCAAACACGTTCCACTGTTTCAATTGTTCTAAAACATGGTCGTCTTTTAATTGGATAACTGAAGTATGCGGTATTTCAAAAGATGAAATGGATTCGGAGATATTAACAAATGATAATTTTATCAGTATCGATAAACGTTTATTAGGTGTTATGTCGCCCAATAAAAAAGAATTACCCGATCTACCATTCGATTCAATTAATCTGTTTGATGAATCTCAAATAAAATTTTACAATAAAAATATTTCCTTTAATAACGCATTATCATATATAAGAGAAAGAAGATTGAATCGAGCCATTAATAGACCTAATAATTTATATATATCTCTTTCTGATTTTTTACATAAAAATAGATTATGTATACCATTTAACGATAGAAATAAAAAAGTAATATTTTATCAAACACGAGCTTTAGATAATTCAAATCCAAAGTATCTTGGAAAAACCGGATATGAAAAAAGTATATTTAATTTGGATAAGATTGATGTGAATATACCATATATTTTTATATTTGAGGGTCCAATCGATTCGATGTTTGTTAAAAATGGAGTATCATCTGCGGGTTTAAATTTAACCAAGTCTCAGAATTTACAACTAGCACAATTTCCGTTGCATAAAAGAATATGGGTTTTGGATAATCCATATGTTGATGAATCTTCTCGGAGTAAAATATCCGAGTTAATAAATAAGGGAGAATCCGTTTATAAATGGACGTCCGGATCTTATAAAGATTTTAATGAAATGGCTATGTTTGAAGAACTAAATGAAATATCTTCAGAATTTATTTTGAATTCTTTATATTAGAATTGATTCCAACCAGCTTGACCTTCAGTGTCACGCAATTTCTTAGGAGCTGTAATGATATAAGTATTAAGTATTTCTTTTAATTTTTCTACTTCTCCGGCTATTCTAGTTATAGAATCTGAAGCTTTTCTAGTTACACCTCTTAGTAAGCTTCCGCTTCTATCACCATCGGATAAAACTTTATGAAGAGATGGTTTACCTTCACTAGTTATTCTGGCTGGATTATTTAAAAATTCAGCAAATTCATCTAATTTTATAGACCATTCTCTAATAGTGCTTATAGTTTCGGCTGTTGACTCCGGTGAAACACCTTTAGTGTTAAATTGATTAGGATCGGTTTCTTTATCTAAAGAATCGGTAAAATCTTTTTGATTTACATCTGGTGTAAATTCATCTGGACTTTTTTGAGAATCAACACCAGAATTCGCAACATCACTTGGAGAAACATCTTCAGAATCTGGTAAGGCATCTTGCTCCTTTAAAAGTGAATATAAAAATCTTGATACGTAAGGAATATCCGAATCTTCGGTTATATTATAACGCGCTGAATTTTTATTTAAAATATTTTTAACTTTAATGGTGTTGCTTTTCATACAAATGTATAGTATTATTTATCTTAATATATGACAAATACTATTAATTTTTATAAAATCGTGTCCGCTACTCCAAAAACAAAAACACTATTTACTAATGATAGTCAACTAGGGTTGTTTTTGGATAAACAAAATATTAATGATATTTCATCTATTACATACGAAAATCAAGAAGGTTTACCTAAAATATACAATAGTTATATAACAGAAGAAAATAGAGGTAAAAAAATTATATTTGTACATGATGATGTATTAATAGAAGATATGTTTATGTTCGAGAAACTTGATGTAGCGTTTCAAAAATATGATGTAATTGGATTAGCGGGATCAAAAGCTTGTAATATAAACGCTGAAATACCAGCATGGCATTTAATGTGTGATAGAAAAGACATGGTGGGCGAAGTAGCACATAGTAAAGATAAAAAAGTATGGACTAGTATTTTTGGAGACACGGATTCCAGAGCATTAATACTTGATGGATTATTTATAGCAGTGGATGTTTCTAAATTGCTTGATAGCGGAACAAGATTCGATGAAAACTTCAAATTTCACCATTATGATATAACATTTTGCTTGAATGCTAATAAAAATAAGTTAAAAATGGGTGTATATCCAATCAGAGTGATTCATTTTGGTCTTGGGGATAGCATGATGTCTGACGATTGGAGAATGTCTGCAAGTTTATTTAAACAATTATATACAAATGCAAAATAACATATTCAGTATACTAGATTTTACGTTAAAAAAGACAAAAATTGATATTTCAGAAATAAATATTAATAACTTCTATTTAATTAATAGATGGTTGTCTATGAGTGATCCAAATATAGCTGTTATAGTTAACACTATAACAAATAGATGGTGTTTAAATAATAAAAATATTGATATTTTAAAATTTTATAGAATTTTTTTACCAAAAATAACTAAAAGTATAAAATATATCAAGAAAACATCAACAAATAAAGAATTAGAAGATAAAGACTTATCTAAAATAGCAAATAATTTTGAAATCTCTACGCGAGAGGTTGAAATATATGAAGAAATGTTTGATTTTTTAAGTATGAAAACTAATTAGTAGTTAATATGATATCCAGACCAAAACAAGAAGATAAAATCGGCGGTAAAGTTCAATTAGATCATTACATAGGAAGCACTATGAATCTAGAAGATTGGAGATTAACAAAAGTACTTGATGATATTTTAATGTGTCAATATATAGACGTTAATGATGATGGAACTGAAGTAAAAAGGGGCAGCATATGGGTTCCTATTAACACTGTTAACTTCACATGGAGATTAGCTAAAGTATTATTAGCGGGTCCAGACTGTAAAACAGTTAAAACTGGAGATACTATCATTTTCCCTAATGATAAAGGAATTCAAGTATCCAATCTGAATGATTTAAAACATATTGTATTCCTAAATGAGTCTAGAATATTTGGTGTATGTGAACCTAAATAAATTACATGACTGTTATTGGACTAGAAAGAATATGCGACACTCACGTAGTGGAACTTAATTTTGCGAGACGTAGAGTAAAAAATGGATTTCCACCTAAGCGAAGAATTTTATGTACTAGAAGTAGAATTCTTTTAAATTCCACATTAGGACAGGAGATTTTAAATTTTAAAAAACCAACTCAACCCCATCCATATAACGCACCCAGTAAAGGATTAGTAACCGTATGGGATATCTTATTACAAGATTGGAGAAATATTCCAGCTGAAGCATGTCAAGTTATAACCGCAGTATCTGTTGAACCACAGGATAGATTTTGGAAATGGTTTTCTTTAAAAATTAAACCAATGTCTTCCGCAGCTAAAGAAGATTTTATTAGAGAAGCAACAACGACATCATACGGAACAAAGCCGTCTGGTCAAAAGTTTTATAATATTAGAAGTTATGGTGGTAAATTTTACAAGGTCAAATAATGTCTATAACCGGAACAAATTTAGAAAAAATATGCAAACTTCTTTTACAGAAAGAAGTTTCGTTTGAAATTAACAATAAAGTTTTTAAAAGAGGAAAAATAATAATTTTTCATCAAAAAAATTTTTATATAACATTTATGTTATCTAATGATAAAAAAATAAACGATAAAATTGAGATACCGATACCATATGATGTAGAATCTCATATTGATGAGAATTTATTTTTCTTCGATTATAGAATTAAAACATTATCAAAACAATCACCAGAAATAGAACCAAATTTGTTATTTTATCCTCAAAAAACAACAGGAAATAAATTTTGGGATAATATATTAACTATACATGCAAACTAAAAAAACAAAATTAATTTATAGTGTTTTTTCCGGAACATTATATGAAACACCGGAAGATGACGTTTCTTTATTAGATATAGGACATCTACCTCTAATACATAACCCTAAAAATAACTGTAAAAAATGTTTTAATAAACGTCATCTCGGTAGAGATATAAATAATTTTACATATACAATATGTAGTTGTATTAAAAATATTATAGATTTAGATTTAATTAAAAAAAATATCCCAATTTCAAATATTTAAAATAAAATATCTTTTTTACACTAAATATAAATAGCGTGAAAAGATATACATATAATTGGGAGATACAAACACTTGTAGAACAATTTGTTTCAGCTTTTAACGATATTATCATTAAAAGATACACATCTAATGAAAAAACACCAGACTCTGAAATCAGTCAGCATAAGGTTTCTTTTGTTTATGCACCCAAACAGAGAGTTTTTTCATCATTAACTAATGCAGCACCTGGGGGAATGACCGTTCCTATAGTTGCTGTAAATATAAATAGAATATCAAGAGATCAGGATAGAGTTTTTAATAAAACCGAGGGGTTTAATATAAATTACACACAAAAAAGCAACTCAGAACAATTAATTAAAAAGGTACCGCCACCCGTACCTATAAACATAGGATTAAATATGTCTATAATAACAAAATATCAATCTGATATGGATCAGATAATAACAAATTTTGTACCATATTGCGACCCATATATTATAATTTCATGGAAAATACCAGCATTACAAAAATCGAAAGTTGATTACGAAATAAGAACTGAAATTTTATGGAACGGTGATATCAATATACAGTATCCAATCGATATACAGGGAAATCAACCATTTAGAGTAGTTGCAGATACATCATTTACAATCAAAGGCTGGATTTTTAAACATGTTGATGATATATACAAGAAAATATATAATATAGATTCTGAGTTTTTAGATTTAAATTGCATAGAAAAAAATTTACAAGACGATTCTATTTTAAATTTTGATGATTTAATGGAAGATCTTGAAGATTTAGGAAAAAATTGTTAATATATGAAATGTAGAAAAGAAGTTTCAAAATTTTCAGTAAAACCTGAAATTAAAACAGTTAATAAAGAAAAAATAACATTATTCAGAACTGAATTATCATCATCAAATAATTTTGAAATAATATTAAAAGGTAATTTTTTAAATATTTCAAATGTATATTTAAGTTCGTCTGAAACCAATATGTTTTTAGATGCAACATATTACAATCCATTTTCCGGCATTAAAAATCTTTCAGCTGGAAATTTAGCATTTTTTGCTAAAAAAATAAATAATTTTACTTTTTGTAAAAATATATTAATATTTGATATACCAAAAGAAATAAATTCTAGCGGTTACGTAGATATAATAATTGAAAATGAATATAGTTATACCAAACTAACAAATGATTCGGTTTTAAATACAACATGTAAACAAAATTCACAATATATTAGTCCAACTATAAATGGAGTATATATAAATTTAATTTTCCCTTTCCTTATTTTACAAGATTACTCTGGATTTGTATTACAAGAAAACTATGATAGAATTATATTATAAAAATAATGATTTATTTTAAAAAATAATAAGTAATAAATAAAAAAATGCCTTCTATAATCCCAACACCAAATAAGCAATTAGATTCTGGTAGAAGTTTTGTATCATCGATACTACAAAAACTTCCATATGTTCAGTCTACAACAGAAGCAGATGTAAATAATCCAAGATACGAACTATTCGAAAGAATATCTAAAAACAGACAATTACGGGTGATGAAACAATCCGTAATAACGGGTCCATATTATCAGGATGATGCATCGGCGGGGACATTTGGATCTGATAGAGCATATCACAAGTATATATATGCAAATGTAGACTCAGATAAAACGAGAAGATTATCGGAATATAGAAGAATGGCATCATATGCTGAAATTTCAGATTGTTTAGATGAAATATGTGATGAATTTTTAACAAAAGATGAAAACGGTAAATTTATAAAAATAATTTTTACCGGTATTGGTAAGTTAGATTCGGAAGCAAGAACAGAAATAGAAAAAGAATTTTACAAATTTATAAAAATATTCGATATTGATTCTAGAGGCTGGGGATATTGTAGACAGTTTTTAACTGAAGGTGAATTATTTTTTGAAAACGTGGTCCATGAACAAAAGAAAGAGTTAGGTGTGATTGGGGCGCTAGTCATTCCGGGGGAATTAATAAATCCAATTTATGACAATATTCAAAATGAAATTATTCAAAATTTTATTTTTCAAAAACCTATAAATTTACAAGATAAAGATCATAAACCAATAAATAATCAACAAAATCCAGCCAATACTCTTCAACAGCAACTAATAACACTAGAGGGCAATCAAGTTACATATGTTCATTCCGGTTCGTGGAATGATGATTTAACAGTTAGAACGCCATTTATAGAACAATCACGACGAGCATATAAACAATTATCATTATTAGAGGATGCTATTGTGATATATAGAATGGTTAGAGCGCCAGAAAGATTAAAATTTAAAATTGATGTAGGAAATATGCCACCCGCTAAAGCAGAAGCATATTTAAAACAATTAATGCAATCATATTGGTCAAAAAAAACATACGATTCCAGTTCAACTCAAGGTGCGGGTAATGTATATGACCCACAATCGATGTTAGATTCGTTTTGGTTTGCTAAAAGATCAGGAGAAACTGGTTCTGACGTTGAAATGTTACAGGGCGGTGCTAATTTGGGTAAACTTGAGGATCTAATGTATTTTGTAAACAAATTATACAAATCTTTAAAGGTACCATTGACTAGAATTAATCCAGAATCTGGTTATAAAGATGGTTCTGAAATATTAAGAGAAGAATTAAAATTTGCAAAATTTGTAATAAGATTACAAAATCAATTTGCGGAAGCATTTAAAAAATCTTTTATCGTACATTTAAAATTAAAAAATATGTGGAAGGGTTTAAAGTTAAACGAAACTATGTTTAATTTAGAATTTAACCCACCATCAAACTTTTTTGCAATTAGAAAAAATCAAGAATTTGAATTAAAATATAAAATATTTTCAGACATATCTCAAACAGATTCTATATCTAAAACTTTTGCTCAAAGACATTATCTATCATTCGGAGATAGTAAAATTAGTGAAAATATGGAATGGTTGAGAAAAGATGCAGCATTTAAATGGGAACTTGATAAAATAGCTCAATTAGGACCTAACTGGAGAGAACATATGGAAGCGACTGAGAATACGGAAGCAGAAGCTATGGGTGGTAGTCCAGAAGCATCTCCAAGCGGATTGGGGGGAGCTTCTGGAGGCACATCAATACCTGATTTTGGCGAAGCATCAACAAACGCAGAAACTGGAGAAACGCCAGAGGCAACATCAGAAGGCGAAACAACACAAACCGATCAAAATACAAGTGAAACTCCACAACCAATATAATATAATATGAATTATAAGTTTCCTAAACATATAACTGGCGATACGTGGGATGGTATAAGTTCAATAACTATATTATCACAAGGTTCTGCTATAGATTTAACTAATTGTGATGTTAATGTACAAATAAGATCTTGGAAAAATTTAGCATCACCAATTGTATTTGAATTTTCAACAATAACGAATAATATATTAATTATCTTACCAACATTAGGAGTTATAAATATACCTCCGCAAATAGTTGATATTCCTGTTGGATTATACCGGTATGATTTAAAGGTAAAATTCCCAACAGGGGTTATTAAAACTTATTTACAAGGAGATTGGGAAATTATCCCAAGTATAACAAGATGAGTGATTGTAATGTTGTTATAGATCAAAATATAGAAAATATAAATGTCATAATAGACGATAAAAATCCAAATTTGGGAGTTTATTACACATTATTATCCAATATAAATTCAAATTACAATAATATTTCTAATGTTACGAATAATGTAATGATGTTATCTGCTAAGTGGGTAGAAACCGCTATAGAAATGGATACATTACAAGATTCAGCAACTGCTAAGTGGGTAGAAACCGCTATAGAAATGGATACATTACAAGATTCAACAACTGCTAAGTGGGTAGAAACCGCTATAGAAATGGATACATTACAAATTGGATTTAGTGGCGGCTGGCAAGACACGACAGAATATATCAGTAAAGGCGTTATTGATATGGGATATTTTTAGTAAAAATGAATTAAAATGGAATAGATTAAGTTTTAGTAAAATTTAATTAAATGGAATAGATTAAGTGTAAGTATTTTTACATACCACTATGTCTACAATCAATACAATCTTAATCAAACGTCGTCTTGCTGATAGTCTATTAAATTCATTACCAGTATTATCTGGTGGTGAGTTGGCATTCAGCGAAAAAAATAACACTCTATACTATGGAGCAACTGGAGGTGCTCTTGCTATAGGTGGTGATGGAGCATTTGTAAGCAGAACGCTAAATCAAAATATTCTTGGTGATAAAGTTTTCCTTGGATCCACCACATTATCATCAACAACATTTTCAACTAATTCATTAATCAATGTTGGTGGTAATTTATTAACCAACGTCGCAACTCCAAGTGCTAACAACGACGCGGCAAATAAAGTTTATGTTGATAATTTAGCAGCATCAGTTGCGTCGAACTTTGTTGACCGAACAAATGCTCAAGATGTTTCGGGCGTTAAAACTTTCTTTGACAATACGATTTTCAAAAAGTATATAAGCGTAACCGATTACGTTTCTACTAGCGCATATAAAGTAGATAACACAGTGGTTATCGATAATAGTAAAAATGCGAGCTTTGCGAACATTGATGCTTCTGGTAATTTAACGGTTCAAGGTGATTTCAAAGTATTCGGTGCAAGTTCAGTAATTGACACTATCGTAACCACCACAAGTGCATTTTCAGTCACTAATAGTGGTTCTGGCCCAGCATTAACAATTACTCAGACTGGTGCTAATGATATTGCTACATTCTTAGATGATTCTACTACAGCATTAATCATTAAAGATGGTGGTAATGTTGGTATTAATACCGCAACCCCAAATGAAAAGTTAACAGTTAGTGGTAATGTTTCTGCTACTGGAAATATTTATGGAGTAAGTGCCAATCTAACCGGAACATTATTTGTAAATTCTACACTAGCTCTAAACAGTAGTCTATCTGGTAATTATGTAACATCTTCAATTACAGGGTTTTCTATAGATGGTGGTTCGTTCTAAAAAATAAAGTAAATAAAATTAGAAAACTCTAGATTTTAAATCTAGAGTTTTCTTTTTTATATTTAAACTATAAATAAACTAATTATAAAGAAATATAAGTTTGAAATTTATATTTTCCGTATAAGTAATTACATGTTTTTTAAAAAGATAAAAGATATGGTTAATGGTTTATATAAAAAGTTTTTCAATAGGAAAAAAGAAGTATTTTTGGTTGAACACAACGAAGCATCAACAATAAATATACCAAAAATAAAACAACTTAAAAAATAATTATGTCATCGGGATATAATAAAATTTTAATTAAAAGAAATAATAACACGAATTGTATTCCGGTGTTATCCTCTATAGAGGTTGGCGAGTTATCATTGAATACTGCTGATGGTAAAATTTTTACTAAAACCATTAATGGGTCAATAACATCGATTGCTTCTTTTTTAAATGATAATGATTATCCTTATACTTTAAATCATTACTACAGCTCTGTTAATTTTAAATATGGTAATAACACAGTAAATCAAGTATATGCCGGTGTTCTTGGTGGTTATAACAATGATATATCTGGTGGGGGATCTTCTGTAATAAATGGTGAAGACAATGATATATCTGGTGACTTTTCTTTAATAGGATCTGGATTAAAAAACAAAATAAATTCTAGTGGAGATTATTCTTTTATTGCTGCTGGTTCTGGAAATTTGATAAACCATCAAAATGTTTTTACACTTGGTTCAAATCTCTCAAGTCATGCTCCTAATTTTACTTATGTTAATAACATTAGTGCTCAAGGAGTATTGTATGGTAATGGTAGTGGTCTAACAAATTTATCGGTTGCGGCTACTCCTGATACTGTAGTAAGGGCATTAACATCTAATTGGCAAAGTACATATACGACTGTAAGTTCATTATCATCAATTATAACTTTAACAAGTTCAGTAACCTCTGACGTTGAGGTTGGTGGAATCACAATGTCTCAAATTTTACCAATAAGCACATCATTACAACAATTTGTAGAAACTTTATTAACTAAAATATATTATCCAACAATAACAGCACCATCAGCAACAATGTCTTCCAGTATAGGAACAAATGTTGAAGCTGGAACAGAAGGAATCACATTAACAGTCAATTTAAATAGAGGAGCAATAACAGGAAAAACCGTTTCTAGTATTTGGGATCCCAATACATTACAAGATTATAGATCAGGAACAGCAACTCAATATATAATACTTGGTGTAAACAATGGAACAACATCAGCTTATACATCAGCTACTGCGATAATACAAGAAGGAACAAATACTTTCAACGGAAGCGTAACTTATGCAACCGGACCTCAACCAGTTGACAGCAAAGGACAAAACTATCTATCACCACTTGCATCTAATACAATAGCTATATCGACTCCAGTTTATGGAAGAAGAAAAGCATTTTATGGTGTTGATAATACAGCATCAAATAGCGCACAGATAAGAAGTCTTGCTGGATCATTATTAAACCCATCAAACGGATCAACTTTTACAATATCTATTCCGATAGGAACAGTTAATGTTGTATTTGCATATCCAAGCTCATTAAGAAATGTAAATTCCGTTTTATATCAAGAAGGATTTGATGCTGACGTTAAAGCAAACTTTACACAAACTACAATTTCTGTTGAAGGTGCAAATGGATATAGTGCTACAAACTATAAAGTTTATAAATATACACCAGTTGCATCTTTTACACAAGCAGCAACATATAACGTAACAATATAATATGGCTAGTTTATTATTTCCACTTCAATTTGAAAGACAGTATAGCGGACCACTTGATCAAGACCAAGTGTTTACGAATACTTCTGATAGACTAACATATCTAACCAACCCTCTTAGATATGCGGGTCAAATTGTATCAGATTTACAAACACAAAAAATATATCAATTAAATACAGCAAAAGACACTTGGATTGAAATTGGTTCTGGATCTGGTTCTAGTTCCACCGATACTGAAGTCCGATCACTAACATCAAATTGGAACTCTACATATTCAACAGTAAGCTCATTGTCATCTAACTGGGATTCTACGTACACAAATGTACAATCCAATTCTGCAAACTGGCAAACAGCTTATGCTTATGTTAGTGCTAATTCTGTAAATTTAACAGCTAATAATATTTTTGTTACAAATGATTTAACAGTTACTGATACTGTTTCTGCGAAATACTTTCAAGGAACTTTAATTGATTGGATGACATTAGTTAGAGGATATAAGACAACACCAACATTATTAGCAACAATAGGAACTGGGGAAGTATATACATATGTATATGCAACCACAGCATCCGATAAAACATATTATAGATACATAGCAACCAATGGAAGTGAAGATTCTTTCTATGGAAATTTCACCAACCCTAGTCTAAGTAATCTGATAACAACCAAAAAAATAATTTTATAATTTTATGGCACAAAGACAAGTATACACAGATACCAATTATAGCTCATTAACATTTCTTGATAATGATACAATATATGTTGACTATTTGGCAACTCTCACAATAACTACGGATACTTCCGCAATTGGTGGTATTACTTTTGGTGGAAACGGTGCTGGAAAAGTTGTTATAAATAATACTTCAACTACAACGCCGATTTTTATAAAAGTTTCTGGTTCTATTACTCTGGTCAGAGATGCTATTTTTGAATCTAATGGGAATCTTATTGAAATAGGAACTGGAGATGGTTCAACGAGAACATACAATCTACCTACAGGGGCTGGTAGTTCTAAGTATAGTGATTTAGGAGCATGTTGGGTTGATAGAGGAGCTACATTTAGAGATGGTACATCATATAAAACAACTTACGCTCAAGTATCTAGTTTAAGTAATAAGCTTTCCGCTTATACATTTGGCGATGTTTTTTCTCAAGATACAACAGCAAACACAATTACTTTTTTAAAACCCGTTCCAAACGGCTGTAAGGTTTATGTACCGAATATACAAATAATTGGAACGCATGTTTCAAATTCTGCATTTTCAAATGCTGGAAGAATGAATTTGAACTACACTTCTCTTAGCAAAATTGTTAATTTTTTTCTCAACGGAGCGGTAGATTTTAAACTCAATTATTGCGGATTAGGTTTCTGTCAAACTACATCTTTTTCAAACTCAAGAAGAATGGCTGGTGGGGTTACTATTTTAAATACTGGGTTTAACTGGTCATATTATTTGGATATATATGGTAGTGCTATTGGAGCAGTAATAAAAAATGTTTATTATGTATCCAACCTACATGCTGGGAGTATTTACCCAACAGCCCAAGGACCAGGATTATATATAGAAAAATATACTTCAATTTTTGATAAAGACGATTGTGGAGATCCAACGTCAGGTAACAGTAACAATATCTTGTTACAAATTTCTTGTCCAGCTGGAAAAGTGTATGATGTTTATCTTGGATCCGCAAGTCAAGTTTTTAGTATTAATACTACTGGTACTACATATGACAATATAGTTATAGTCCCTACGGGGAATATTGTTTCATTTTTTAGTAGATCAATATCTAATGTTACAAATAATGGTTCGGGCTTAATAAGAATAACCACAAGTGCAAATATAATTGTCGGCACTAATCAAATTGTAAAAATTACCGGTGTAGGGGGTGTTACTAATGCAAATGGTACGTGGAGAATAAATCAAATTAGCAATACACAATTTGATTTAATTGGAAGTTCATTTAGTGGTACATATACTTCTGCTACTGGTATAGCAAATAGCTATGCAAGTAACAACAGGACATTATTTTATGTTTCAGATAACGCAACAAAAAACGTACTTACAAACATTTCTATAATACCAGCATATGAAGTGCCTGTGGATCCGACTCACGGAACATTACATCGAGGCATTTATACAATTTTTTCAAATACTGGAAACAACTATAACACATTTACTAACTGTACATTTTCTCTACAAAGCAATTACGGAGCAGCTCCAATGTTAGTTGAACGTGGTACATATAATACATATAATAAAGTAACAATAACCGATTCTACAGGCACTACATACGCACAAAGAAATTTTCAATTAGACCAAGAATCTTATGGTATAGTAGTTGCCAATTGGACTAGTTTATCAGCATCTCAAATATCTAATCAAGGTGGAACATATACTTATTTTGGATCAAGAATTGAACGTGTGTTATTGGATGAAGATACACCAGCTACTGATTTTGGATATACTTTTTCCTATACTGGAATTGATTCTCCTTCCATACTTGCTTTTACAAATATAAACAAAACAACAGGTAGAGTGTTTGCTCTCAATTCTTTATCAGCCTCCATTCTATCTATGGTACCGAGTCCATTAAACACTGGACCTTATACAGTAAAAGAATCTAAACTGTATATAAGAAATACTGGTGATAGTGTTGCCTATGAAACGTCTGTATATGGAGGAATTACAGGTATAGACAGCTTCTGTGCAAGAGATGATTCGATGGGAACCGTACAGGCTAAGGATTTTGCTTCTACTATTGATACTCCATATCAATATGCTCTTTCAATGAGGCGTCCTAATGGGGCATATACCACTCCAGTACTGGTTTATGGTTCTAGGCTTACTGGTGGAGCTAGTCAAGTAGCAAACTATAACGTTGGAAACACTGTTGCTCAAACTATAGCTACCGGACTAACTGCATTTGGAACTGTGGATTTTATTAATTCCTCAGAATTAAGAATATGCAACATCACAACACTTTCCTCAACACCAAACCCAAATTATCTATGGGGTCATTTTTTAGATAACGTAACAACATCAGGACTGAGCGGTACAGCACAAGGTATAAGAAATATTACTACAGGCTACGTGCCCCCGTCAAATGTTTTTACTAACCAATACGAATATATACCTAGCAAAACTATTGATACTTTAAATAGTGCTCTCACCAGTCTTCCAGCAGAAACTAGAATAAAAAACCAAGTACAATTTAAAGTACATGTCATTAGAGATATTAAAGACTATTATAATAGCACATATGATCAAAGGTTTTTTGGTGCAGCTATCGATGTTAAATTAGATCCAAATTACATCGCTCCTGTGAGCGATTTGACTTATTTAAATTTAACCCTCAATGGCGGTTATATTTCAATATATGATGATATAGGTGAATTAAAATATTACACTAATCAAGATCAACTTATAACGTTACCTTTGGATTCTGTTGGCACGTGGACTTATAAATATGCAAAATATGGATATAAATTAGGTCAAGGCCAATTTAGTATCAACCAAAAAACTAACGAAATAGCTCCAATAGTATCTCCGGATTTTTATTTGACAGAACTATCTGTATATCTGGTTTCTGCTTATAATACATTTTCTACTACGCAGAATATTTATGATTATCTTTCATTCTACAGAACAACGAGTGCTGGTCTAGCATATGGAGATTTAAATCAATATTCCTCATCTTTAGATATTGGTTCTAAACGATTAATTTTATCTGATACTGCTTCTCCAGCGTTTAGTTATGATGGTTCTAAATTTATTATAAAATCACCATCTATTCAAGGTAGAGACATAGCAACAACTGGTGGTATAATTTTATCCGGATCAAACACATTTTCAAATATCACGTTAAATGCCAACGTTTCTTCAAATGCTGTTAATAGTTTAAATACAGTAAACGTAAACGGAATTTTAACATATAATACGAATACATCGTACAACATATCTTACACTAATACTAATGTACTAACTGCAAAAAATGATGGTACTGGTATAATCAACATTAAGCGTATTAATTCATCTATTACAGATGCTACTGATCCACAAATTCAATCATTTGAACCAACATATATTAGTTTAACCTTACAAAGTGGTTATATTGCAATTTATGATAACAATGGTGTGCAGCAATATTATACAAATTCCGATCAAACAATTGAATTACCGTATGCTGCTACGGGAACATGGACATATAAAATTGCTAAATATGGTTACAAATTAGCATCTGGTTCATTTACTATTAATTCAGCTGTTGGTGGAACAGTAACAATTGCACCAATCTATGTTCAAGATATATATGTCTCTGATACTGTTGGAAACGTAATATCATATACAACATTTTATAAGACTCAGCAAATTTATGATTATCTATCATACTACAGAACAACGAGTGCTGGTCTGTCTTCTGGAGATTTAAATTCTTACATTTCTACATTGGATATTGGTTCTAAAAATATTATTCTGTTTGATTCTGCTTCACCAGCATTTAGTTATAATGGTTCTACATTTACTTTAAATACTTTAAATCTGTCTGGTGCAGCTATTACAACAACTGGTACAATAAGTTTATCTGGTAATAGTTCAATTTCTGATATTACATTAACAACAGATGTAATCGATCAAACACCAGCCAATTTAACAAACGTTAATATCAATGGTACGTTAGCTTACAACACTAATTCACCAGCAACAATTACATATACCAATACAACAGTATCGACTGTGGTTAATAATGGTTCTGGTACTGTTTTAATTAAAAGAATTAATTCCAGTATTAATAATGCAACTGATCCGGAGATTGATGATTATGCACCGACAATTATAAACATAACACCAAACGGGGGTAGTGTTGCAATCTATGATAATTCAAACGTAAGACAATATTTTATTACTACGACATCGACCATAGTTCTTCCTTTTGATGCTACTGGTACGTGGTCGTATAAAGTTGCAAAATACGGTTTCCATTTAATAGATCAATCATTTACTATAAATTCATCTACGGGAGCAACAATTACTATTACTCCAAATTACATTCCAGATAATTTCATTGATGCGCTTGAAGCCAATGTAGTAAACTACACAGATTTAAATAATGCATCTGAAATACATGACTATCTTATGTATTTCCAAACTTTATCTACTGGAATTAATTTTGGTGATTTGGAATCCGAATCATTTGGAACTATCACATTTACTAATGGTCTTGCATTGAGTGCAAATGCTTCTTCTATGGTATCCTTGTCTGGTAACACTACAATATTAAATTCAACATATTTGACTGATGATATCACATTAGTTTCAACAAACGGGAGTATTACACAACACAATGGAAATACAATTTCTGATGGTATTAAATTGAGAGCAAATAATCTTGATAGTGAAATTTATTTTAATACCGTTGATTCAATTACATTTTATCCAAATGCAACAGACAGAGATAATAACGTTAACGGCAACATTACACTAACGAGTGCTACTATTTACAGATTTAAATATGGATCTACGGTAAGTGGTATAACATTTACAAATTATGCATATGCAAGAGTTACGGTAGGAGGAGCTACATTATTAGTTGCTACTCCAATTGCTCTCGGTACTAATACAATTGATTTTGGTGTCACTGGTAACTTGCAAACTCTTAACAACAATCTAAGAATCGTTAATACTGGTGTGCAGAAGTCAAGTATATTAGTTCCACACACACAAAATATATAATATTAATATTTAGTATCAATTAGAACTAAATATTAATATGTCAGATAAAAGAATTACCGATTTACCAGAATTATTATACCCATCATTAAGTGCCGTATTTCCAATTGTAGATGTTGATAATACAACTAAGAAAATAAAGTTTTCAACATTAAATTCTTTTTTAAATGCTGATGCTATAGGTGAGATGAGAACGTTGATGCGTAATAATTCCGCACAATGGGATTATCAAGGAACAGATTTAAAAATATTAAGTTCTTTATGGGATAACTCATCAACATTAGTACAAGATAATTCATCTAAATGGGCAGTAGATACAACTATAAGAGGATTATCTTCATTTTGGCAATCTGTTTATAGTGTAGTTAATACTAATAGTTCTATTAATTGGAATTATCAAGGTACAGATTTAAAATCATTATCATCATACTGGCAAAATGTTACTACGTGGGTTAATAGTAATAGTTCTATATTGATAGATGCTAAAACTTGGACAAATAGTAATAGTGCTACATTAATAAGTTCTAAAACATGGGTAAACTCCAATAGTGCTACTGAATTAGCTGCTACATCATGGGTAAACTCCAATAGTAGTAAGGAATTAGCTGCTACATCATGGGTAAACTCCAATAGTGCTACTGAATTAGCTGTTACATCATGGGTCAACTCTAATAGTAGTAAGGAATTAGCTGTTACTACTTGGGTAAACTCCAATAGTGCTACCGAATTAGCTGTTACATCATGGGTAAACTCCAATAGTAGTAAGGAATTAGCTGTTACTACTTGGGTAAACTCCAATAGTGCTACCGAATTAGCTGTTACTACTTGGGTAAACTCCAATAGTTCTACCGAATTAGCTGTTACATCATGGGTCAACTCTAATAGTAGTAAGGAATTAGCTGTTACTACTTGGGTAAACTCCAATAGTGCTACCGAATTAGCTGTTACATCATGGGTAAACTCCAATAGTAGTAAGGAATTAGCTGTTACATCATGGGTCAACTCTAATAGTAGTAAGGAATTAGCTGTTACATCATGGGTCAACTCTAATAGTAGTAAGGAATTAGCTGTTACATTATGGGTAAACTCCAATAGTGCTACTGAATTAGCTGTTACATCATGGGTAAACTCCAATAGTTCTACAGAATTAGCTGTTACATCATGGGTAAACTCCAATAGTGCTACCGAATTAGCTGTTACATCATGGGTCAACTCTAATAGTAGTAAGGAATTAGCTGTTACATCATGGGTAAACTCCAATAGTAGTAAGGAATTAGCTGTTACTACTTGGGTAAACACCAATAGTTCTACCGAATTAGCTGTTACATCATGGGTAAACTCCAATAGTTCTACAGAATTAGCTGTTACATCATGGGTAAACTCCAATAGTTCTACAGAATTAGCGGTTACATCATGGGTAAACTCCAATAGTTCTAATTTTGATTCGATTTATAGTACAGTAAACACAAATTCATCATCTTGGTTATCCGATTTACCGAAAACTCAAGAATTTTTTGATGATTTTTTAACATTAGATTCGTCTATATCATTACCGAATTCATTTTTAAATAGAGCAAATGCTGGCGGAACTATTTATATTGAAAGTGAAGATTCAAAACAAGGAATATTGGTTATAAATTGCAATACAATTCCAAATACATTTCAACGTGGAGGTGTAACATCCAATAAAACAATTCATTTCGGGCAGGGAACCGAATATCGATTAATATTTTCAGCAAGAATTGGATCAAATCAGTTTGATGGAACTATTTTAGGACAATTAGAAATGGGATTCCATGACCAGTTATTAACAAATAGTACGGTTGCTCAAAATGGATGTTATTTTATATCGGAAAACGGTATGACGTGGCAAGCGGTAACAATTTCTGGTGCCGCATCACAAACGACAAATACATTTATTCCTTGCGATAATAGTTGGAGAGTTTTTGAAATAAACGTTGACCGATTTGCGAACAAAGTGGATTTCAAAGTAAATAATATAGTTGTAGCAACACACACAACCGGAATACCACAAGCATCAGGCGCGCAAACGTGTATAGGATATAGAACATTTAGATTAACAAACGACGCATATAATGTTGAATTGAGATTAGATTGGCAATCTCTAATTATCAAAAGACAAGTTAATCTATGGTTATAATTAGTATTAAATATATATAAGTATTAAAAAATATGTCATATAATATAACTCCTATACTTTCAACGGGACCCTTAAATTCAAACGTAGGATTTAATAATTCCTGGGTTACGATTGATAATGATTTTTCTAGACCGTTATTCGCTCAATTAACTTATGCAACAAATTTAAACGAATTAATAACATATATTGATGATGTAGAATCTTTAATTATAGTATCAAATACTCTTTTAGATACACTAACATCAAATATTCAATATGTTTTAAATTCTATAGATGCATATACGAGTTACTTTTTATCATTAACAGCAGACGCTAATAATATAAAACTTAATAGTGATGAATTGGTATTATTATCATATAATATAACATCAATATTAGTAGACAAACAAGATCAGTTAATAGGACTAAGTCATTCTCTTACTTCTATACAAGTAGATAAGCAAGATCAGTTAATTTCATTAGGTAATAGTTTAACTTCTATTCAAGTAGACAAACAAGATCAGTTAATAGGACTAAGTCATTCTCTTACTTCTATACAAGTAGACAAACAAGATCAGTTAATTTCACTAAGTCATTATTTAACTGCCAGCATAACTAATATAGATTCGAATACTGATCATTTAGAGAATCTAATAGGAACAACTAATAATTTTTTAAATTTAATTTATGCATTTGAAGGTATTATTGATAATAGTATTATTAATCTACAGTCTATCGTAATAGATAAACAAGATCAGTTAATAGGACTAAGTCATTCTCTTACTTCTATACAAGTAGACAAACAAGATCAGTTAATTACTTTATTACATCAATTAACTGCTAATACTGATACATTAGAGATTAATACTGATACATTGGAATCTTTAATAGAATCTTTAACTTCTATTCAAGTAGATAAACAGAATCAGTTAATTACTTTAGGTCATAGTTTAACATCTATTCAAGTAGATAAACAAGATCAGTTAATAGGACTAAGTCATTCTCTTACTTCGATTCAAGTAGATAAACAAGATCAGTTAATTACTTTA